GTATATAATATTTACTATGCTGAGGATGGATGCCACTAGCAGTGGAGCATAACTGCGAAACAGTTCCTTCAGGCTTAACGGCAGTAACAGCCACTGATTGATTAATGCCCACAGCAGCAGCAAATTCAGCATTAGTAGCAATAGCTGTGTCACGTAAACTCTCCAATCGTTGTGCTAATTCAGGATCATCAGGATTATTCATTAAAGCATTATCCAAGATACCTGTCATTGATACACCAAGCAATGCTTCTTCTTTGGTATTAGTTTCCCATATCTTACGTAAGTAAGGAAAGTTAGTTAACGATGCTTGAAAAGTCCCAAGAATTGTAGCCAACCTAATCTTATTTCTGAGAGTATCCAGAGTGTCGTCAGGACGGACAATGCAAGAAGTAAGATTGCAAAATTGATAGGGTTTAAGGATAATCTCTGAGCACGGATTCGTGCCGTATTCTTGCTCCGCATCTCTTCGACCGTTTTTACTTGCTTGTAATACTGAGGCATAGCGACTAAAAATTCCTCTCTCACCTGAGTGTGATTCATAAATGCTTGTCCACTCACGCATAAATTGTCCAATAGTAGGACGTTCTTCATATACTGCTGAATTGTTTGCTAAAGCACGTTGGCCTTGACCATCCCACCATGCACCAGCCTTAGCATGTGCCATACGATCATCAGACAAGTCTGACAATGAAATCATAGCTGAACGTCTAACTCCGCCCACAACAACAACTTCCCCGATTTTGCAGAGAATATCATGGCATTCGAGTGATGAGAGACGGCGACCAGATGCCCCTTTAAACTTGGCAATAACGAACATAAAAAGGTCTTCCAAGGGCTTAGGTCCTGAAGCACGTCCTCCGAAAGTTTTGAGTCTTGCACCTGAAGGTCGTACCTTTCGTAAGTCAAACCTTGGAACTTCACCAGAATACAAAAGAGCAATGAGCTGTCTAAGCGATTTTGCCCATCCTTCTTTAGAATCTGAAACAACAATAGTAGTTTCACTAGGATACAACTTATCCGGCACTTCAGATAATTTATTAACATACTTCTGCTCCACAGAGAAACCTACACCAGTGCCACACAGCAAGATGTACATTGCTTCATCAAAAGACTTAGGATCATCAATAGGCAAGTAAGAGCAATTAAATGCTGCTACATTCTGACGTTCCAAAGCAGGTCCTGAAGTCATAATTGCTCTCATTGATGGAACAATATCAAGAGCAACAACTGCTTGTTCTAATTCATTACGTAACTTGTCATGCAATATATAATTCTGCTTTTCCTTCAAATGCTTAGTCATGAAGTCAAAGTAACGCTTTACTGTTTCATTCCAATGCTCACGCCGCCCTTTGTCATCAAGATAACGAGAGTATCTCGATTTAGCAATAAACGTGTTGTAGGCCGTCATTTCATAAGTAGTCATTTTTCCCTTTAGTGTCTTGTTTGATTTTTATATTTCTCTGCCAACATTGCATCTGCCATTTTATAACTAAAATCTGCAATTACAGCAGTAAATTCATCCATAATTTGTTCTTCTGGTACACCGATAGCTGCTATAGCACCAGACATTGCACTTGTTGCATAGAAATCCCTTAGCCCCGGTATCTCTTCTTTGATGGTTTCATCTGCTTTATTCTTCATATAAGATCCTAGTTAGCTTATCACAATGTACTTCTAAGAAGTCAGGACATCTTTCAACTAAATCATCAATAGTAATACCACACTCTTCAATGAATTCAATTATATCCATTCTTTCTTTAACAAGCTCTTTTAGTTCATTAATTGTCAATTCCATCAATCAACCTTTCAATGTACCATTTAGCTTTCTTTAAGTCTTCAACTCCATTCTTGTGTTTCCACCTCCATAAATATTTAATTGCATTACCAGTACACATTGCTTCCATACCTACTAAATCTGCTACTACTTCTTCAATAGCTTCAATACATTCTATATTACCTTGAGTGTAGTGAGCAGGACTATTTACCATATCACTTGAAACAACATAATCAGTGCCATTCAAACGACTTTCAAGCATACAGTCAGTACAAAGTGTGTGGTATTCCTTCATGTGTTTTTCACAGATCACGTTGCACCTTTGATTTCAACTGTTTTCGTTTCCGACTTGGTTGCTTGACTCCATGTTCCACAATCTTTACATTGATACCTTTGATATTTACCAACCGTTGATATTGCTGTTCCCCGCTTCTGTAACTTAGTTCCTCCGCATGTTGGGCAACAAACCGACTCAGCAAATAGATTTTGGTTAGGATGATTTTTAATCCAAGGAAGAACCCGATTATACACATGTTCCAACAATACGACATCTTGCTTATTGTACTTCTCCATAGTTTTCCAAGCATCTTTATCTCCATTCATACACTTCACCCACAACTCGTGGCCTTCGTGTTCTGTCTTAGAACCTAATCCAAGACGTTGAGCAACATAGTCAAGCTTGTTGCTAGGAAAGCGGAATTGACTACGCATTGTTCTAAGTAAATCAATCTGCTTGTATGGCGCTGGTGGATTCAAGTCATACAATAAAAACTCTTTATTAAGAGTAGGCATATCAAACTTAGTGCCATTGTAATGAATTACAGCATCAGCTTCATTAATCAAAGCATGAATCTTTTTTAACATTGTTTTTGGTGATGATTGATGTACAGAATCAAACAGTACTTCTTTATCACCTAACCACTTAGCAGCCCAGCATAATACATAGGATGATTCCATCAACTGCTTTAATCCTACATTCTGCTGCCACAAGCCCCATACATGAGCTGTGTTAGGACTACTTTCAATATCCAGAAGAAGTATTCGCATTTTCTTCCTTCACAGCGTATTGATCCCATAGGTCTTCGTATTGTTGACGAAGATCGACACCATCATCATTTCTGATAATTGTAGGATATACATCCACATCAAAGTGGTATCCTGAGCCACGAAGAAATTGTACAAAACCATCGAGCAGTTCGCCCCATGTTACATCTGATTCAAAAGTCATCTCTACTCTAGTAGGGAAACGACCGTCAAAGAACTCATCTTCTTTAATAAATTTAAACATTTGCTCTCCTAACTAAGTCTACAAAGTATTCAAGATCTACTACTGCTAATGGCTTGCTATTGTTTTGCTTCACCACTACTAACGGTTCATGTCTTCCATGTGTTGTTGCTTGTTTATAGTGTTTATAAATTCCTATAGCAGCTAATGATTTACATTCAACATCAAAAGGAAATACTTTCTTCGCTGCTGGACTAAGCTGTACATCTGCCCCACCAGCACCCATTGAAGTACTTCTTACATCATCAGCTTCTAAGTGTGGAAACTTCTCTAACACTACATCTCTTACTTTTTGTTGCAGTAGTCTACCTTTTTGCTTCGCTGAACTAGGTTTCATTGTTTATTTCGATTGGTGGTTGCCAGATTTCTCCGACTGTTCGTCTAAGGTGCAAGAGTTTTCCGTTTTCAATAACTCTTTCTGTTGATCCGCCGTATGCTTCGACACAAGCAGTATACATTTCTGCTGCACTCTCACATCCTGCGAGAATCCGCTGGGCTTTAACAGGACCGATACCTGAGATACCAATGATGTTATCTGTTCTATCACCTGTAAGCACCTGCATATAAAAGTTAATCAAAGCTTCGTGTTCGGATACTTCTTTCATCTCTTTCTTAACATAGTTCCAATGCTTGCCTTTTAGCTGCATGAAGTCTTTGTCAATACTGGCAATAATAGTCTCATAATTATTAGCTACATGTTCTATAGCTATACAATCATCAGCCTCCTCACCATCAGAGATTTTAAAGTCCCACGCTTTAACAAGATACTCTCGTATAACTTCTAAGTGTTTAGGCTTAGGTGCTGTACGATTTCCCTTGTAAGGCGCAGTTACTGCTATTTCATTACGGAAGTTAGTTTTCCCTGTAATGTAGCCTTGATAAGTTTCTACACCCTGTAGATCTTCCCAAAGCATAGTCTCAACGAAGGTGGCAGTTCTAGCTATAGCAATAGCCTCATTTTCATCTTCTGAAGAAAAGCCTACACGATAACCAATAATGTCACCATCGATGAGAACTCTCATTACAGAACTTCTTCCTCTAATTCGTCCAACTTAGAAGCATTGTATTCAATCAGGTTAGTGATTGTTAACTTTTTCAAACTAGGACTAACACCTTTCTTACCACGATATGACCATTCATAGAATGATACAATCGCAGTTGCTTTGCTACCATTACCGATCTTAATGTTTGCAGGGATAGGATTCCCTTCAGCATCGAAAGCATCGATCTTATAGTTGCTTTTGCATGTAATGAATTGACCTTCGTCTGGACGTTTCAAAGCATCTGAACGTACAGTGATGCCCATCTCTTCTAAAGCTTTAGCAGCTTTGTCCGATAGATTGGACAGATTGACAGTGTATTGCTCCTTATCCGATGATGGATTAGGATGTTGTGTGCAAGCCCAAAAAATATCGGCTTGTACTGCTATAGATTTACCTGTGCTCATTTCTTTCTCCAATTTAGTTACAATTTAGTTAAAAGTCTTGGTTGTTGGCATAGTAACTCTCGGGTTCTATAGTCCGATAGCAACTTAATGCCGTACTACACCAACACGGCTGAGAACTTAGTTATGCTTGCGAAACATACGGAGGTCGGAATGAAAGCTAAGGTTACGTGTCGTTGCAACGAGTGACGTAATTGACTTTGCTGTTGACCGCTATCTACCGCCTAAATTCTCATGCGTGTTAGTCCTCGTCTTTCCGAGGTGTCAGATTACCTGTCTGCCAATCGTAGCCAGCTCGTGGCAGTGTCGAGACCTTTCGGTTTCTGCTTACGCTTCATCAGTCGACAATGCTGGCCTACACCTTCTATTCATGTAATCACGGAAGGAAACGATCATTGTTGGTGGCTAAGAACCGATTTCTGCAAGGGAGGGAAATTAATCCACTCCTCGGCACACATAGCGGTGTGTTCTTGGAAGATAACTTTCACCAACACCTATATTATACCACAAAACTACATTAATGGCAATCTGCCCAATTATTGCCAATCTTATATTCCGCATCTACTGGACAACGGAACTCAAGGATCTTCCCTGCTTCATTAGCAGCTTGCACTACTAACTGGCCTACCTGATCCCCATACTGCTGTGGACACTCGATCTGTACTTCATCGTGAATCCATGCTACTAATTTATACGGTATTTTACTTTTTGTCAAGTTTTTCTTTATCTGAACAAGCCATTGTTTAGCGATGATAGCTCCTGCTGACTGTAATAGCGTATTGAGGGCAGAATGAGCCGACCTGACTTGTAGTCGATAACCACCAATCCCACGCAATGAACCTTTTTCAGAAAGTTTCTCGACTTTCTTTTTGAGAACAGCGTATGCAGGAACGGCTTCTTGGAAGTTATTAATAATGACTTCCCCTTCTTTCGCAGAACCACCAACAATCGTCCCGACCTTGCTGGAAGAAGCACCGTAAAGAGTGGCGTAAAGTACCGTCTTAGCGAGGTCTCTCGTGGCAACTCCAAATGCTTTCTGGTTTCTTGTATGCACGTCTCCATTGACCACTTCATTTATGTACTCCTCGTCATTAAGGTAATGAGCAAAGCAACGTAATTCAATTCCAGATAGATCAGTACCCACAAGTACATTCCCTGTATCAACAATCCAACATGATCTGAATTCTTTTCCAAGGACTGCTCGAACTGCTGGTACTTGTGCCATATTAGGGCTGGTATGAGTTGCCCTGCCAGTAACAGCACCAAAAGTAATAACTCTTCCATGTACACTCCCATCATCACCTAAATGTTCTAACCAACTATCTAATTGTGATGCCCTTTTCTGAAGCAATAAATAACGTGCAATGGGCTTCGCCTCCTCGATAGCAAGTGACTCCAACACCGTTTCATCAACGATAATCTGACCTTTGTCGGTAAACTTCTTGGGCTTCCAGCCCTTTTCCACCAAGCGTTTAGCGATCTGCTGCCGAGAACCGACATTAAAAACTTCAACTCCATCTTTAAGTTTTTTGCCAGTTTTCTCCGAAATACGCTCGGTAATGATTGGAGGAAATACTTGTTGTAAGGCTTCCTCAATCTCCGACATCTCCGTTTTGATTTCGCAAAGTAGCGTTTGTGCATATGGGACATCTAGCTTAAACCCATTCCTTTCCTGCTGTGCAATGATTACTTGCACCTCATGTTCTAGCTTAACAGCTTCTCCTGTGAACTTACCACTAAAGATTAACTTTGTTACCTCTTCATATACACGATGTGTAAGGTTTACATCTTGTATGCAATAGGTAAGCATCTCTTCTGTTAATCCACCTTCAAAGTCAGTGAAGTCACCTTTAGGAAACTTTAATGTTTCACCCCAAGCAGCCAAACTGTGTCCACCTTCTCGTGATGGATTAGTCATTCTTGACATTAACAACGTATCAAAGCATTGACTAGGACGTATCTGAGTACCCCATACACGATTAAGTATTGGAGCATCAAAGGCTACCACATTATGTCCACATATAAGGCTACAAAGAGAAAGATAATGAGATAAACCATTTGCTTCCTTCCATACCCTAACTTCATTATTGTCAATGTCCTTAGTAACGCAACACCATATAGTGTCGTGCTTTAGGTTTGTCTCAATGTCAAGGATTATTCTCATGGTCTAACTAGTACTCCGCCCATAACACGATGTGGATAATTCTTACCACGCATAAAACAATATTCCGTTCCATCTTTTTTCATTAGAAAAGCTTCATATGACTTAGTGTCATAGCATGAATGCTCTGCGTTAACAATCTCTTCACGAAAATCTAAATACATCATGGTTGCTATTCCGAATGCGTAACATACTACACAAAAGAAAGCAGATTCTAAAGTTTTAATCATCTACTCCTCCATAAATATCAGAACCTGATAGTTCTCTCATACGTTCAAGAAGATCATTTAATGGTTCAGTCATCATCGCTCTGCAACAGCTAACTATTACAGGTGAAAACATTCTACCACTTTCTGATTCTTCTCTATAATTTAAATACTTTTCAAAGAACTCTTTTACACACATGCGTAACTCTTCATCTCTAGTCATGTGTTCTTTTCCTTTAGCTTTGCTTCTATGGCTCGCCAAAAATCATCATAGGTTTTACCTAAACATAAACGGAACAGATTCTGCGCCTCATCCTCAGTCAGCCCTACCCATTCTTTTTTTGGTGGTGCGGGTACTGCTGCAGGCTCTAAGGGGACATCACGCCATTCGCCTTGTTGTAAAAGCTCTGAATACCACCATTGCTGAAGTACACGCACAGCTTTTTGCGACACCGCACTGCCGTTATTTTCAATCTGACCATCGCGCCACACAAAACGTAATTTAACTGTTGGTGTCATCCGTTCTTCTCCTTTAATTTCATATCACATTCCACAACCATATAGCGTATTTAAGTGTAAAAACTCCAAGCGTAGTACATAAAAACATAACAACCGCCGCATACAAAATTGCTTGTCCTAAAATTTTATAATCTTCTTTCATGTGTTCTTCTCCTTTAGCTTTGCTTCGATAGCACGAATTGCATTGTAATGAACTGAATACATACAATTTACAGGTTCACCCCATAAATCTTCTATCTCTTTATCAGTCAGACTTACCCATTCTTTACCTACGGAAATCTTACCGTATTCTGTTTTAGTAATTATCAATCTATCAGAATTGTGTTGACGAGCTTGTAGTCTGTCAGGATGTGTGCCGTATCTTGCTTGGTCATTCATGTGTTCTTCTCCTTTAACTTTGCATCTATGGCACGAGCAAAGTCTTTATAGCCACCTACGTTGTCTGTAGCGTTTTCTATATCCTCATCCGTCAGCCCTACCCATTCTTTCTTTCGTGGTGCTGTATAGAGAGGTATTTGATCTGCGCGTTCTTGATGCTGGCTTATAGATATTTG